AGATGTTAAATTAATATCGTCGTATACAAAATCTTCTACTAAGCATGGTAGTGATTCTAGTTTACCAGCATATCTAAAAAAACCATTCTCTGACATCCAGTATGCAGAACCATCTACTTCAACACACGCATTTTTTCCAACAAGTCCACAGTTAGTTCCAACTTGTGCAAACGCAAAGGTAAAAGGTTGACCAACAAAACGTTGCGTAAATAATGCTGTATCAGTCCAAACATAGATTGCATCTCTACCTCTAATGGCTCCTATGATCTTTGATCCGTCGGCCAGTCTCTGTGTGCCAGCTGTATTGGTTGCTGTAGGTGTATATGTATTTATATCCTCTTGATCTGAGAATCTAATAAACATGTTATCTTGTGTTTGTGTATCTCCAATAGTTGTTTCTGTTCCAAAGAATACTAAGTGACGATCCGGTGTAGATACCACCATGTGTCTTGATGCTGTTGGTGCACCAGCTATAATTGTAGCTCTAGTAGTTGTTGCATTTGACAATGAAGAGTCCCATTCAAAACAAGCATTGTTTGCAATTAAACAAATAGCTTTGTCACCAAAATTATCTATAGACCACATACCAGGTTCAATAACTAAATCTCCTGATGCAGCTTCACCCCATGCTACAAAGTCTGAAGTGTCGGTAACTGTGGCTCCATCACTATGAGATGCGGCTGTTGTATTTCTAACACCTCTAGTTACACCTGTTAAAGTGTTTGACGTAATACCTGTGTAAGACATTTCTTCAGTTCCTATTTTAATAAAGTTAGTTCCTGTGCTAGGAAACTGAGAAGCATCCGTTAATACAATAGTTGTTGTTGAATCATTAATAGCACCATTTAAAGTAGTCGTTGTTGCACCTGGCTCTTCTCCACCCCATGTTCCTAATGACCAACCAAAACCTCTTGCTTGAACAGCTGGTCCAACAGGGTAATAATGTTGAACTCTAATCCCACCTGATGTTGTAGCACCAGATCCAGATTCGTTTGACGGCATTGTTATTGTTAAAGTTGTAGTAGATGGCACAGATGTTACCATAAATTTTTTGTCATCAAAATCAGATGCACTAAAATTAGAACCGGTTATAGCAGTAAAATTATCTAATAAAATTATTTCACCCGCAGCAATATTGTGCGCTGAAGGAAAAGTGATTGTAACAATAGGCGAACCATTGGTTGTGCTAAAAGCACTTGTTAAAGTTGTTGTAGTTTTTATGGGGTGTATGTCATGAAAAAGACCACCTGAGAATGCGTATAAAATTCTGTTTGTACCTATGATTGCATACTTTCTACCCACACTATTGATGTAGTGGTGTAGACCTCTAGTAGCTCCTGTTAAAGCATCTGTTCCTAATTGTTTCCATCCACCTATCTTTTCTGGAGTGCCATATCTAAATCTAACATTATCGCAGTCTATCCACTGGCCTTCGGCTGTGGTTGCAGATATTTGTTTATTTATTCCAGGCTGAAAACCTATCTTTTGTAGCATATAACCTCATATTCCGTATTGGTCGAATGCTTAACATATACTAGTATATCCCTCACATCAAGCGAGACTTTTAGCCCAAATTTAATTCATTCAAGCACTCAGGCTCACCAATTAGACCAGAAATAAAAGTATTAAAGGCTAAACTTATTCTAGTATTAGTTCCTTTTTTTGCTTCTACTTGATGAAGTGTGCTTGATGGAAACATAACTAAATCACCCGTGCCAACATGAAACCACCATGTGTGAGAGTTCCAAAGATTATAGTTTTCTACTTCAGGACTAATTTGTTGATATTCTGATTTTGTAAATACAATTTTGTCATTGTTACTATCACAATCAAAATATAAAACACCTGAAACAAATGAATTTGGATGTGAGTGCATATGATGAAATTCATTTTGTTCTGTGTAATTAAGCCAAGATTGAGTTATTCTAATATCTATTTTATTTTTAGGACAGATAACAGTATCTATATAATTTTTGCAATGTCCTTCTAAAAAACTTTTTATGTTTATAAATTCTTTTCTATTTAATATATAATTGTCTTTTGTATTAATATTACCATTATTTTTAATACAATGATTTTTTTGTTCTTTTGCAAATGATAATTCTTGATTTGTAAAATCTCTGTCCATTTTTGTTTTATAAACTGGTATGGGAAAAAGACTATGTATTATTGGCTGTTCCATTTAAAAAACCCAAGATACTAGAGAGTATCTTGTTCCTTTTGTTACTGGTTTAACTAAATGTGGATATAAAAATATTGATGGAAAAAGTAAAACATCTCCAGCCTTAAATTTTATTTCATGATCATCAAACATTATAAACTCACCACCTTGATAATCATCATTTAAAACTCCAACAATACTTAAAACTGGTATTCCTTTAATTTGTCCATCAAATATGCTGTGGATATGATCATTGTGTTTAGCCATGGACTGACCTTCGCTATATCTATTAAATCTAATTTGACTAAAACCTTTCCAGCCCGAAAAACTTTCTCCACCAATTTTATCAACTACAACATATTTCTCTATTGCTTTCCAAATAAATTCGTGGATTTGTTTACTATAAGTAAAATTATTATTATGAATAACATCAAGTTCTCTATTTCCATGCACACTTTTTGAATCATATGAAAACGAACTAGTCCATTTATGTTTTGACCAGTTTTCTTGTTTATCAAACTCAATTATAGTTTTTTCTAAGATATTTTTAGGAATCCAATTATCTAATTGTAGTATGTAATCTTTTAAATTCATTTAAAAATAATTAAAGTTTATATTAAATCTTGCTTTTTCATCTGTGCAGTTTGTGCTGTTGTGTTCAACTGATGGGTCAAAAAATAAAGCTCTGTTAGCTTTAGATTCTATTTTTTTATCTCCTATAACTGTATAACCATTACAATCATTTAAACTTAATATTAAACCTTTGTGTTCATACCTATAGTCAGTGTGTGGTTTATGATAAACAATTTTATCTGATCTTGGATAACAATTACCTTTAACTCTTATTAATGCTTTTAAATTAATTTTTTTAAACACAGGTTCCAACACATAAAAATGATCGCTATTTATTGTATTTTTGTCGTAGAACATATGAGTAAAGTATAATGATCTTGGTTCATTTTCTTCATCTTCAGCAGAAACATTTTGCTGATAAAACCAAGAAAAATGCCAATTTATTACTTTGTTTTTTATATTATTAAAATCTGTAACATTTAAAAAATTATCAATTATCTCCATGGTTCTCCTAAAGTCCATACAACTAGACTATATCTAGTGCCACTAATTATAGGTTTTATTCTATGCCAAACAAAAGAAGGAAATACTACTATAGAACCTTGTGTTTTTATTTCATCACATACTCTAATATTATTTTCTGGTCTATTTTTAAAATCAAACTCTAGCTCTCCACCCTCGTATTCATTTTTATCATTAAGTAAAATTGTTAAAGATAGTTTTCTTTGTTTGTTTACAATTGTTTCATCTTTATGATGTTTTATTCTATCTGTAACACTATCTGTGTGCCAACCAAAAAAATGATCTTTATTATAAATTGTAAACTGTGTTTTTTCAAATGTATGCCATTCAAAATTCCATTCAGCATTATGATTAGCGTAATTAATATATGGTCTTAAATCATCATAAATGAATTTTTGATCTAACCAAGAAACATCACAATCCCTGTTTTTACCAAGTATGTTTTTTTGATTAGCATCATACACTTTAGCTTTTTCTTTCTTAGCGCTTAAACCTAAATTTATAACTTTATTACACCAATCTTTCGACAGAGCGTCTTTAAAATAATAATAATAATTGCTTAGTTTCATATATCTTTATGATTAAAGATATATCATATTGGTTTTATAAGTCAAAGATATATTAGGCTAGTACCCAAGCAGATCCATTCCAATTGTAAAGAGTGAGGTCTCCTGCGAATGTTGCTTTCTGCCCCTGCCAACCTAGTACTTTTGTAACATCTTCATGATAAAGACGCTCGTTCCAAGTTAGATCCCAAAGAACTTGATTTCCCTCATGTTCATATGTTGTTATACTTGGTTTTGCAATCGGTGCTTCCCACTGATAAGTAGTTTCATTTAAAAGCCAACTATCGTATCTTTTAATTGGAAGAAAAGCATCTAGTGCTTGATCGTATCTTCCACCAACAGTTGCAAAATTTTTTCTAAAAGGTGTACCACCTGATAAATGTTTGTTTTCAGAAGTATTGTATGAAGTCTGTTTCCAAATACTATTATCATTAGGATAAAGTTTTTTAATAAATTGAAGACCAGCTTCTTCTGTAGGAGCATCATTATTATGAATAATAATTACTTCTTCAACTATGTTTCCTTTTCCTAATTTTGCAAAATGTGCCATAATTTATCTCCTATGCTACGTATGTACCGCTAGCTGTATATTGTAATACTGTATCACTACCATCTACTGAAACCGTAGGTGATCCTGTTGTTGTGCCTGAATAGTTTGATGTTGGAATTCTTAGAATTACAATACCGCTTCCTCCAGCTCCTGCATTGTTTGCACTAGCACCGCCACCGCCACCAGTGTTTGCTGTGCCCGCAGGTTCATTGTTTCCTGTAGAGCCGTTACCGCCTCCGCCAGCGCCTCCGGATCCTCCACCTGCCGGTCCGCTTTGGCCACCGCCTCCGCCACCACCAGCTAGTGTTACTGAAGAACCTGTAATAGCTGTAGCTTGACCGTCTCCTCCAGGATTAGCAGAACCGTTTTGAACTCCGTTTCCTCCAACCTGAGTAGCTCCGCCACCAGATCCTCCTGATCGGTTACTTCCACCGCTTGAACCGTTTCCTCCGTCATTTCCTTGACCAGCAGTTCCAGCTCCACCAGGGACGACAGGTCCTCCGCCACCTTCTTGGGCAGATACTCCTCCACCGCCAGATCCACCAGCCGATGAGGATGTGTTACTATTATTAAAATTACCTCTACCACCACCAGTTGATGTGATTGTAGTGACTCCTGGTCCAGCTATTGAACTGTCTGAACCGTTAGAATTTTTGCTACCCCCAGCCCCTACTGTAATCGTGTAAGTTGCGCCAGGTGTTAAAGTTATGGCAGGTTCTCCTGAAGCAGAACCACCAGTGGGTTCGCTAGCGAAAGCTGCTCTGTATCCACCTGCGCCTCCGCCTCCGCCACCAAACGGAACTAGAGGTGTTCTACCACCACCGCCACCAGCTACAACAACCCAATTAGATGTGTAAGGTGCAGAGATGTTAAAACCACCAGAGTTTGCGTCTGCTGTTGAGTTACCAGATCCAGTTAATACATATCCTTTTGTACTGTCTGAAAAAGTAATTTCAACTGATTGTCTATTTTGCATTGCATAGTGTAATATATCATCTAACCCTTCAAACTTGTTTCCATTAGGGTCCATTATAAAGTTATTACTGTTCCATGTCTGTGCATAATCTTTGAATATGAAAGTATCTCCAATACTAGGAGATGCTGGTAATGTTGCTGTTATTGCACCACCAGTTGTATTTACGAAATAACCTTCTCCAGCCGCTGCGTTAAAGTTAGCTGTTTTTACTGCTTGCCAAGAGGTTCCGCCTGATACTGCACCAAAAGACAATACTCCTGATCCATCTGTTTTTAAAAATTCATCAGCGTTACCATCTGTTGCAGGTAAAGTTAAAGTTACATCACTCGCAAGTGTAGGTGCTTTTAACGCGATGAAATTTGTACCATCATCGGTATCTTCTGTAATTTTTATAGTACCAGCTTGAGTTGAATTACCTGAAACCTGTACAACTCCTGTACCGTTTGGTGCTAATGTAATGTCTCCGTTTGCACCGTCTGTAATTGTAATCGAGCTAGAGTTTGTTCCTGAGTTTGTATCTAAAACTAAGTCATGTGCACCACTAGAAGTTACAGTAGCTGCTGCAGCTCCCGTACCAACTTTAGTTTCACCAGTTCCTTTTGGAATTAAAGCAAGATCAATATTGGAATCATCTCCAGTTGCAGATATGCTAGGTGCGTTACCTGTAGCTGCGTTCGTAACATCTATTTGGTTTACTGCAGATGAAGTTGTTTGAAATATAATTTGTTCGTTTCCGTTTTCATCTGTAATGCCGTGAGCATCATCAAATGAAATATTAAAAGAGTTAGTATCTAGATTTCCACCTAGTTGTGGTGTTGTATCGTCAACAACATCTGAACCTGTTGAAATCTCAATAATTTTAGGATTCGTAGTATCTGGATTACCAGAGGCAAAAACTATTTTTGTTCCTTTATCTGTAGCTGAAAAAGTAAAACTATCTCCAGATCCCGTAGCATATTTAAATTGTAAAGTGTGAGAGCCTGAAGTTGAATTTCTTAAGAAGTAAAGGTTTTGAACGTCGTTTGGAATTGTTACAACTCTATTACCAGAGATAGTTCCTGTAAATTCAATCATTCTGTGTGCAAGAGCTGCACCAGTTGCTCCATCTGAAACTGTAAGAGCTGTTGGTGTTCCAGAATCTGTAACGGCTTGTTGTGTAAAACCACCAGATATCTGTTCTAAAATTTCTAAATTAGTATTTGTTTTTGTCCCCCAAGTTCCCGCATTTTCACCGGTAGCTTGAATTTCTATACCTAAAGGTGTGTATGTTGATGCCATATTTTATCTCCTATGCAGCGTCACTATAACTTGTATTTGAGCCAGTTGCAACATCTGTATACGATGAATTTGAACCAGTGTCAACGGCTGAATATGCTTGAATTCCAAACCCTGAAGCAGTACCAAACGCAGCTACGGAGGATGTCGCAGATAATCCTGTTACTCCCATTATATCTTCAGGTGCTAAAGATCCAACAGAAGATGTTGCAGATCGACCAGTTAATCCCATTACATCAGCGGGTGCTAAAGCTCCAACTGAAGATGTTGTAGATAAACCTGTTAAATTAATAATAGGATTTGTAGTTATTTCTTCATTACCTAAAGATATAGAAGCACTTAAACCAGTCACACCCATAACATCTGCAGGTGCTATTGATCCAACAGAAGAAGTAGCTGATTGTCCTGTTAAACCCATAATATCAGCAGGGCTTAAATCTCCAACTGTAGATGTAGATGATTGTCCTGTTGGAATAACAGTTACATCTCCAATAGCTGTAACACTTCCAAGAGAAGCTGTAGAACTTATTCCAGTTAAACCCATTACATCCGCAGGAGATAATGAACCTACAGAAGATGTGGATGACTGGCCTGGTAAAATTATTGCAAAGTCATTTGCTTGACCATATAATTCTTCACCCCAACCATCACGACCCCAACCTACTTCGTTGTATGCCTCTATGTCTGTACCAAGAGAAACTGTTACTGATAAACCTGTTAGTGAAATCCCCAAGTGTCTCTACCCCAACCTTGAGCATTAAAAGACTCTACAGAACCTATTGATGATGTTAGTGATTGTCCAGAAAGAGTTACTATGGTGTTAGGTGTAGCTGTTGCATCGCCTAATGATGAAGTTGATGATTGACCAGTTAAAGAAACTTCTAATAATTCTGTTGCTGCTACTGTTCCAAGAGATGTTGTTGCAGAAAGTCCACCAAGTTCTTGAGAAAATGCAACGCCCCATCCAGAGTTATTCCAAGCTTGTCTACCCCATCCAGCTTGGTTAAAACCGTCTGCCTGACCTGGTGAAGATGTTACGGAAAAGCCAGTTACACTTATTGAAACAGTGTCCGACTGCCATGTATTAGCACCCCAAGTGTTATTACCCCAGGTAGAAGCCATAAGGTTGGCTCCTTTACGCTATTCTGATGATTGCGTTTGATGCGTCTGCTGCTGGAAATTGAATTGTAAAAGTTCCGCTTGTTACAGTTTTGTCTGCACCGAAGTCGATTACACAAACTGCTGGATCGCTGGTTGCTGAATCATTAAAAATTAAACATCCTCTTGCTGTAAAAGAAGCAGATGTAAAGCTTGTGTCAGCAAAATCACAAACTGCTGTGTCTGTTGATAAAGCTGGAGTTACACTCGTAAGCGCGTTTCCTTTTGCAGTATAACCAGATCCAGAAACTTCTTCTGAAGTTGTATATGCAGTTGTAGATTTATTTAACGTTGCAGAACTTGTGTACAAAGCTAAATTAAAAGTATCTCCAGATGATGCAGTAAAATTATGCACTCCTTTTAATATTTCAGTTTTGAAACTATTACAAATTGCCGATGTTATTGCCATAATTAATCTCCTACGGGTTTACTGAGTTTACCGGTATTCGAACAG